CTTCCAGAGGACGGCCACAGCCCCTTCACCGAAGCTTTTTGCAGGTCCGGCATCAGGTTTTCCACCAGTCAACATATCAGACCCACTCGAAAGCGATGGTGGGCGCGCCGGTTCCGTTGGCCGGGCTGCTGGTTCTGGCTGTGGCGCTGGCTGCGGTTCAGGCTCTGGTTGTCGCACATTTGGATCGGCAGCAGGCTTACCATTGCCATTTTTGACGTATTTCTTCTTCGCCAGGGTGTCGCGACGCGCAATTTCGCGCTTTGCCCTGTCGGTAATATCGCTCTGAATAATCTCTTTCAGATCGCTCGCCTGGAGACAAATGCGCGTAGCTTTGAGATCGTCAAGCTTTTGCTGTTTTTGTGCATCGGTGCCCGGACCATCATAAATCTGCCGTTTCATCCGCTGCATATCGGCTATCGAGGTGAATTGCTTGCCGTTAATGATCTGTTCCTCGGCTGGGCCGTTGAGGATTTCGTTCTCAGTGGCGTTTGAATAACGGAGAATCGCGGCATGCGCCCACCGTCTATCGGCATCGTTCGGATCATTGGGATCGTGCCGGTGTGGATTGATTTGATACCCGTCCAGCTCGTCAACCTTTTCCAGCTCAGTCCTGATGGCTACCAGCTCCGCGGCAGCAGTTTTTAGGATATCGCAGGCGACTGGATCTGTCTCATCCACCTTGCCGACTGCCTCATTGCTCAGGTCCGGGCGCCCGCCACTGTCACGCAGAAGCTTGCCGAGCGCAGGATCGACGGCATCCACCATCGTAACAACAGCCTGCTCCACTCGTGATTTGATGACCGGTGCCGCTCGCTCGAATGCCTTCTCTGCCTGCTGCTTCTGAATCATCGGCTGCATCCGCTTTTCCCACAGTTCCTCGGCGCGCATCTCGACCTTGGCCTCGTCCATCGCCGCTCTATCGATTGCTGGCGCGTTTGCCTCATACCACTTGGTATGCTCGGCGTTGTCCCAATCGAATGTTTCATCCGGATTCTTTTCAAGCCAGTCATCTTGATAGGCGTAGGCCTTTTTGGAGAAAGCGATAAACTTCTCTGGCATGTCGGCCATTTTCGGATCGTTAGCTGCCATGTAGCGCAGGATCTTGAGATCGCGAGCATCATCGGCCGTCAATTCAGGTCCATCCGAAGGCGCAGGCGATGGCGGTGCCAGTCGATCGGCCACGGCATCAGCCGCAACCCTGGCCGTACGCTGAATAGTGTCCTCGAGGCTTACGCTGACTGGCCTCGGTGCCGGGGCGGGTTCTGGGGCTGGCGCGGGCGCGGGTCGCGTTGGTGCCGGAGCGGGAGCAGGTTCAACGACAACCGGAGGCTCTGCTGGAGCAATAGCTGCCGGCGGCGCTGCAGGCCTAACAGCAGGCCGCGTATCTTCTCCCCACAACGCGGAGACAGCGCTTTTGGCCAAATCTTTGAGCTGCTCCGGCGTTGGCGGCGGCTCATTGCTGGGCTCAGGTGTTGGAATCTGCGGTTTCACCGGTTCCGGTGCCGTCCTGTGAACGATTTCGATCATATTGTTTTGTTGCGTAAACTGGCTTTAGTTCAGATGCCGTAAAACTGTACTTCTCACTGTGCTGCGCCATCAACTCGGCGACGTCTTTGTAGAAAATGGCCTTTCTCAAACATTCCCGAGATTCATCGTGCTGCGTCTCATCACCCGCCCCCAGGTTGGCAGACTTTGCCAGAGATTCAGCCGCCAGATCAAGCAAGTGCTGGCGGTAAAGCAGGGCCGGGGTTTGGCGCAGCCATTCGCGGATTTGCCGCTGCTGCTCCACCGCCATTAGTTTCGGCAAGAGCTGTATCATCAAGTGTTGGTAGATTATTTACTTTGAAAAGGACATCAATCTCTCTCTGGGTTAGCACCGCCTGGGTTTGCAACGCCTTCGTCGCTTCGAGTAATGGAGTGATTTCCTTTTGCACTTCGCCGTGAACGATCTTCACGACCATCTCGACCATAGCCTGCAGCTCTTGCTGCTTCTCGGCCGCCTGCTGTTCCGGGCTGGTATTGGGTGCCACATTCCTAAATTTGAAATCCTTTTCGATGCCGGCCAGCCGGCAAATGCGGTTCAGCCACTCGAGCGCCTGATCCGGGCCGATGGACTGCATCAGCATCGGCACACTAAGAGATTGCTGCAAAATTAAGGCCATTGCCTGGGCGGCTTTCGCGTTGTCCTGACGATCGTTGCCGTCGCGCGTGCTGATAAGCGACCAAATCGGCATGGCCGAGAGGTGCTTTTTGTTCACTTTATAGAGGCGCCACTGGTCCTTGGGAACGATCAATTCCTCCTTTTTATGAGCGAGGAATCCCAAGTCGTTAAGCTGCTGCTGCGTCAGCGGAACGTCGCTCGGCAAGTGAACCCAGAAATCTTCGTCGCCGTATTGCATCAGCCCGATATAAAGCTGCCGCTTCCAGGCATCGCGGGCGATATCAACCGGCGTGGCGGTAAATTGAAGCCTCGAGCTGGTGCTCTGTTCGATGTTTCGAACTTCATCCACTCTCAGCTCGTGCGAGGCTGCCTGGGCAATCTCCTGGCTGCTCATCACCAGCACGCGCTCGAGTATCTCAAGAATCGTCCGGAGCACGTTCGACATTTCGGCCACGTTGCCTCGAGGGAAATTGAAGCTTTGAACCACGTCGGGAATGCCTCGGTTACCGACCTGCAGCTTGAGCGCTTTCTTGCTCGAATAGCCGAAGATGTTCAGGAACCGGTAAAACTTTTCGCCGAGGTTCCTGAGCTGATCGATTGTGTCACGCGCACCATGCCGCTGGTTCGGGTCACCAGTCATTAGCTGGTCCTCGTCGATAAAAGTCAGGTTGGCCAGATTCTGCTTACACGTCAGAATGATCTGCGTGAGCATGTTGCTGAAATGATCTTGGAACGGGAGGATCTCCAGGCTGAGGCTTGCATTCTTCGTGCGGCTCTCATCGGCGTCGTAGCCGTAGTAGATGACGGGATCATACGGTACCGGCGCCGCGTAGAGGATAGTGCATCCATCCCCGGCCACCATGAATCGGAACCACACCGGACAATCATAATCGCCGAGTCCATTCTCCTTCGGGATCAGCCGCTCCCAATACTCTGTAATCAGCACGCCCTGGTCGTTGTAATCCGTGCCGTAGTACAGGCTGCCGATCGCCTTCTCACGATCAACCGACGGACTGCCCACTGAAAGCTCTGCGCCAAGCACCGCCCCCTGTGGCATCTTCCGCACAGGCATGCACGTCAATTGGCACCCGGAATAGACTGAGGTGAAAAACAACCGGTTATCTGCGATCAAATCCGTGCTGCCTAGCGCTATCCGGTCCTTGTTCCAGTAGTTTCCACTCAAGATCTCGCGATAGCGAGCGATGCGCCAGTAGCCGGCAAACTCACATCCATAGCCGTAATTGAGCGTGAAGGGCGGGTGCGCCAGGTCGTAGAACATGCGCGATGGATGAGGCAGGTGATAATCGATACCCTCACGATCAGTCACTTTGATTTCATCATTCAGGTTTGCCGGGGTGCCGTCATCCTTCTTATGCCCGAGCGCCACGTCGATTTCATCGGCATACTTGCGCTGATCTTCCCAGTGCCACTCGTGCTTTGGAAATTGCAGGCACATCGAGTAATGCAACATTTTCAGCACAGCCTGCTTCGTCACGTCGAAATAACCGTACTGCGTTGAAATCACCTGGACGCGATCGGTAAGCGCCTTGCATTTCAAGTTGAGCACTGTCGTTTGATCAACTGGCTCGTATTTGAAAAAAGGGGTCAGGCGGCGATCGTTCATTATCTTCGCCCACCGGATCGTGACGTACGATCGTACGAGCGGAACAAACACGTTGAAGAACGTCGGGACATTGAGACACTTTTTTAGCTGCTGAGTTTTGGGATCCATGACCTCAGTGATCATGTTTGTCAGCCCCCAACTCTGGAACGCTTTGTAAACTGACTCATCATTCGGGTCTTGATCGGCCAGTTGCTGCAGGAGGGTTTGCGTCACCTGGCGGAATGGAGTTTCCCAAGCGGTATCGAGCGCATGATAAACCCGGTAGTCAGCGAAATTGCGCTGCATGCCCTCTTGAATGCGGGAGCGTATTCGATTGATCAGTCTGCCGCGTCGGGCCGCGAGAGCTAGCGGGATATCTTGATTATTGACATCGCCTTCCGGAACGGCGAGCGGATCGATGCCAAGCCACTTCTCTAAGTTTTCTGGCGTGAGGCCATACTTCTTTAAGCAATTTAAGTCGGCTGACATAGCTATATGGCGCGCTCAAGGAGTGAGTGATCAACCATGTCCCCGATACGTTCACCGAGTTCGATGATTGGACGCTCTATCTTAGGAATGAGCCTATTGTTCGACTCCATTACCCAATCATACATGCCGCGCGTTTTCCCCTCGAGTGCTCTCATATCAAACGACGCGTGGAAAAAGGCATCCATGTCATCAAACAGTCCGCTGGGTCTAAATAGCATCTCGAGCTGCGCTGGAGTTAGCTGCGCAATTGACGCTTGAGTGATACTTCCGCAATCTGGCGTAAATCCAGGCGGAGTTATTACCTTCCAAACTATTGGCTCAAACTTTGGAATGAAGATAAGCGGAGCTATCGCAAGGCTTAACTTCGTGAAAAATGAACGACGGCTCTGCATCACTTGCCCATCTCGCGACGTTGCTTGATCAGCTCGGCGGGAGTCCTGGCCTTTTTCTTCGGAGTGGGCTTCGGAGTCTCTTCACCTTCATCGCCGCCAGCCGCGTCCAGGCTCATCACATGAAACCGATGCTCAAGCGGAGGCGTTTGCGTGTCGCGCACCAAGCCGCCCATCGCCATCTTTTCATCGTCGGTGTCCTTTACCCGCTTCAGCTTGGCGCGCACGTAATCGCCGCCTTTCGCAACCACTGGATGATGCGCCGGAAGCCTAACCTCGCAAATCGGGTCTGACATATAGCCCCTTATGCGCCTTGCGTGCGGCACTGTCAACGGTAATCTCAATACATGAACATAACCAAAGTATTAGGAGATCGCGTACTCATCGAACCTCTACCCGTCGAACAGGTCAGCGCCGGCGGAATAGAACTGCCTCAATCCGTCCGTGGAAAACAGTCTGTCGGCATCGTGCGGATGGTTGGCGAAGGCACTGGCGACCCATCCATGCGTGCGCTCATGGCCGAAATTGCAATCGGGCAGACTGTCAGGACAAATATCAATATGGGGAGCGTCGAGGTTACATTTAATGGCGCAGAGTGCCGGATTCACTCGGTTCGAGACGTTGAAATGATTCTGTGAGTTGACATCATGCAAGATATTCACGGCAATTGGATACCCGACTCGACTCCAAAGCAACTGGAGGTATTCAACGACAGATCCCATGTGCTTCTGGTCTCAGGGCCGCGGGCGACAGGCAAAACACGAGGCTGTTTGAATAAAATCGTTAGGCATTTGTGGGAAACGGATAGGGCTCGCTGCATTATGTTCGCCCGCACTAAGACGCTTGCGAAAGATGCCGGAACTTGGAGCGTGCTTCATCAAAACACGCTCCCCGAATGGATAAATGCAAACATCGGCCTACGCTATACCAGCTTCAACAATGGCATTCCTGGCGCAAAGGTTGATGGCACGACCAGAAGCCCCTACTTCAAAATAAGAAATCGGCACGGAAACGATTCTGAAATGTTTTTATTCAGCTTGGACAACGACGACGATGCTGAGACAAAAATGAAGAACCTCGAAGCCTCGATGTTTTATTTTAGTGAGCTGGATAATTTTGGCGACCGTCGGGTTTTAGTTGTCCCGCTGGCTGCCTTGCGTATTGGCACATTCGAAGAGCAGCAATGGATCGCCGATTGCAATCCGAGCGAAGAGGGCGAGCAAAGCTGGATCTACCAGATTTTTTTGAAGGAAAGATTGATGACGTTTGAGGATTTCAGCGCTCATCAAAAGCGATCCGATCTTCCGCCAATGACTGAGCAAGAGTTTAAGGATTTCTATGGCAATATGAACGTCATAGAGATGTTTCCGCAGGACAATTTATTCGCTGATCAGCGCCTTCTTTCAAATATAAAACTTTCTTGTGGCGCCGACGCCGGCCTCTACGCGCGCCACGTCGAGGGCAAGTGGGTATGGGGCGGCGGCGATGCCTCACGCCATTTCCGCAGCTACTTCAAATCTCATCACATCATCGGCAAAGCTGATGGCCCAGAGGAAGACTGGGAAACGGCCGGGCTGACGGATGGCTGCTACGAGCTGGTCACCGGCTGGGACTTGGGCGAGGTGAACCATTCATTTCACATCATCGAAAAGACATTCCCGCGCACGCCGCTGTCCTTGGCCATGAAGATGAACATTCCATATTTCACGATCATCGACGAGCTGGTTCTGATAGGAAAAGAGGTTTCGCATGAAGAATTCGCGATGGCAGGCATGGAGATGATCGAAAAATTAGAGGAACTCTACGGAAAAACTTTCAACCTCGAAGGGATAGCCTGGTCCGATCAGAGCGCCATCACGAATTACAGCTCCATCGCGGATACCTTCCCTTATCAGCTCGTGGCGGCCGCGACCGGTGATCGCATCGTCCTCCGCGGCGTTCCGAAGGCGCACCATTCAGTGTTCGAGCGCGTGCGCCTGGTGAAGCAGCTTCTTAGTCAAAACCGGCTGGCCGTGTCGGCGCACTGCGAGCATACCCTGGCGATGTTCCGT